TGTGACGGGTACTGACGCAGTAGGAATGAGTCTTACACCACCATCATCAACAAAACTACCTTGGAAATCAAATAATGAAGGACCATTTCCTGATTCACCATCGGTAACAATATACCTGACAGTAATGACAGCGTTATTTTCTAATTCTTTTCCAAAATATCCATCACCAAACAGTAATTCATACCTTTCTTCTTGAACTTCTTGAATTAAGAATATTTCAGAGTTCTTATCAATGTTTAAAATATTATCTACAACGTGATATTCTCTTCCAAGACCAGAATCATTGATACCTTTGACATAAACTCTAACAGTTGACGTATCAATATTAGGATTATCAAGGATAAAACGCTGATCTTGTGATGTATTAACTAAAAACTGACGTGTCAGGAAAGAACCCTGATACAATTTAATAGGATTATCAGCAGTACCAAACTGAGCAACACCATTTTCAACCGTTGCGCTGATGTTTTCGGGTACTGAGAAGCGATATGTGGTATTATCTGATGCGCCAATACACACAAGACCTGCTTCTAAGGAGATAAATGCGCCTGAAGTACTTGTTGGAACCGCAAAAGTTACATCTGCGACTGCTGCAGTCTTTGATCTTGGGATATAACCAATGTTTCTTGCCAAAGAAACGACGTTTTCACGTACTGTAGCGCCGTCCAGGAAGGATTCATTGACAACTAAGTTCGCATTAAACGCATTGATGTAGGTATTGTAGGCAAGAGTATCGATTAGGACAGAAAAGTTCGATCCTTCAAAGTCAAAATCCGTGAAATTGGAGTTAGCACGGAGATAATCTTTGATTTGAACCTTAATCTGGTCAAAATCTAGGTTAGTAAACTGTGTAAAAGGCATTTTTTATCGCGTTGCCTCCAATATGAAGGAGAAGGCTTGTGGTGGAAAATCTTGCCCTACAATATCAAAGTAAACACTGACATTAAAAGAGTTATTATCAGGTCTTGGTTCAACTTGAACTCTTAAATTATCAACTCTATCCTCATAAAATTTGATAGTATTGACAATTTGGTCTTCAATAACTCTAGCAGTAGCAAAGTCCACGAACTCAAAAAGAGAATCGCGGACATCAGTACCTAATAATGGTTGAAAAAAGCGTTCCGTCGGGATGGTTTCTACTAAATTACGTACAGATCTAACGATTGCACGTTCATTAATGAGCACAGGCAAATCCTTTGTCACAGGATGTGGGTCAAAGGAGAAACTAATATCTTTAAATGCTCTTGATACCCTCTGTCGCGCCATTTATAAGGGGTGATTTTCTTAAATTTATTTATACCCCTCACTCAGATTTTTGATTTGATACCTCATCATTATCAAATTCTTCTGGACTATCATTAGTCTTATGTGGCATTGACCAATAATCAGTGATTAAACTTTTAGTACCAAATGTTTGATACATGTAATCTTGATCTCTATCTACAGGTGAATTGCCCATGATACTTTTGGTGGTATGAATCCGAAGGGTTTTTATCCCTCATGACGTATTTATTGACGAGTAAAAAGGGGTCCGAAGACCCCTTACTATTATCAACCTTTACCTTGTCCGCGATACATCTTACGTGCTTTATTGCGAGAAGTCGCGGCATACTTTGTATTCGTCCCTGTGCCCTGACGAGTCTTCTTCGGTTTTCCGGGTGTAAAACCACTCTTGTTCACACCAACCTTTGCCTTAACTGCCATAATTAATCTCCTTGTGTAATTTGTGTTTCAAGTTCCGAGGGGTTCGGAGACCCAGAAGAGTAGAAGTCCTCTGCTAGGTCTGTCATTTTATCAAAGTATTCATCTTGGGTCAAGCCTTCAGCAAGAACTTGACCTTTGTGGAGAATTGTATAAAACTCCTGCGTCATTATCAGATCACCCTTGTCTTTTCGTGACCAACTCTAATACGTGGGTCACACCAAATCTCAAAACCTGCTGCGATAGCATCAAGACAGAATGATACATCCTCTCCACACATGTCCTGTACTTCACCAGATTCAAAGACTTGCATCTTAGGAGCAAACCAAGGATACTTGATTTCTTCGTGCTCAAAGACACCATACTTAATCAATAACCAACCAAAACCAGCATAATCAACTGTAAAAGGCTTCTTACGCTTCTGAATGGTTTCTAAAGTTTCATGATTCATAACACCACCATTGTTACGGAAGTCATCCTCTTCCATCCAATGAGCAACACTAGTGGTCATACCATCTTCAGTACAATACCAACCAGAAGCAATGTCCTTATCCATCAGAACTAACTGATAGAACTTCTCAGCATTAAACACAATGTCACTATCAATCCATAACTGATAGTCATACTGTAACTTACCATCCCATGGTTTCTGGTCAGGTCCACGAAGTACATTAGCACCCAAACACTTACAACGGGCAAAATTCACCATAGAACTATAGTCCTGTGAAATCTGAATACTTGCTCCGTTCTGTACTAAGTCAAAACAAAGTTGAACAAAGTTCTTCAAATAAGTATATGATACTCCTCTACCAGGTAGACAGAATACTACTGTCTTCCCTTTAATCATTTCTCTTGCCTTTGCATAATCCCATTCTACTGCTGATGGTGTAGAAGACGCAACGGGCGTTTTTGCTTTTACTGTAAATCCTTTATTTGCCATAATTTGGTCAAGTTTGAATGTGAATCGATTCAGAAGTAATTATACTACTAATCACTGAGGTTGTCTACTCCTTTACTCAGTCCTTATTAACTTCAGTGATTACAATACAGTCTCCATCAACCTCCATATTTACTTCAGTACCCTCATACCACCTAAACTCACTCAGTATCCACTCAGGTATGACAACATAATACTCTCCAGTAATTGGATCAACCTCTACGGTCGTAAAATTTTCTCCGGGATTTTTTTGCATCTGAGGTATTTGTGTTTCCATTTTTGTTTTATATAGAAAAACTGAGAGTTATAAAAATAGCTGGCGAAAGCAAGACTTTATAGCTTAAAGGGACCCATGGGTTTTATATACGGGGGGCGGGCATTATAACGCCACACGCGCCACGGCGCAACGCCCCCACAACGGGGGGCACTGCCAACCACGAACCCATAAGGACTGGGGGTCACAGACCCTTAAGGCGGTCACGGGCAGCGGCACGGCGGTCGGCAGCGTACTGAGAGGCAGCACGGGCAGCGTTGGCGGACTTATCACCAACCCACTGGCGACCCAAACCAGTGACACGGGTGATGGTGCCACCCTTACCAGAACCAGTGGCATGGGAAGCGGTCTGACCGTCACCGTCACGGACGGAACCAACACCAGTCAGGTGACCGTATCCGTCGGTGCGCTGCATGGTCTCACCCTTACGGGGACCACGGGTCTTAAGGCGCTTAACGGAAACCTCTTTACCAGCAGCGTTAAGGTCGGCAGCGATGGCGGTCAGGTTGGAGAGGGAAGCGTTCATGTCGGTTGGGTGTGTTCCTTTGACTCTTATAAGATACAGGGTCGGAGGGGGTCAGGTCAAGACCCCCGGACCAGTAGTCTGACCGTCACAGGTCCGCCAGCATCTCATCCAGGGCAGCGGTGTCGATGGTGCCATCCATCCAGCGGGCACCGTCAGGGGTCATCTGCCCCCACATCATCTCCAGGCGGGGAATCAGGCGATCGTAGGAGTCGTAACGCTGGGCGACCTTGTAGGTCGTCTCATCGTTGCTGATCCACAGGGCGACGTTCCAGGTTGCCCAGTTTGCCCATCCGTTGAAAGTGGTTGCGGTCATGTCGTTTCGTTTGAACTGAAGTCAGTATAAGGGGTCAGCGGGTCCTTTGTGGGCAGGGAGTGGACACCTCAGCGAGCGTCCACATCCTCCTGGGTGACGCCTCCATTCCAACCACAGTCCTGCATCTCCCACATCAGGTCGTAGTCTTGGGGGCAGGCATCCTCACGGGTGAGCATCTCAGACAGCAGGCGGTCCTGCTGCTCATAGTCTCCAGAGACCTGGCAATCACACCAGAGGGATTCGAGTTCGGAGAAGGTCAGGGTGGTGAGGGTCATGGGTCGTTTGCTGATGTCCTTAGTATAAGGGGTCAGCGGCGGATCAGGTCGGCAGCAGTGGACAGTGCGTCTGCTGTCACAACCCTCACGGGGCGGATCGGTTCCCATAGTAGGTAGAGCAGTCCAGCACCGATCAGTAGTTTGAGCATGGTAGAGCGATGGAAGTCAGCGGAACGTGAGCGGGTCAGTGCTTTGATCATCAGTCGCGGTCGGAGATGTTCCAGGTCCCGTAGGTTCCCTGAG